ACATCATGGCGCCCAAGGGCACCAAGGTGCTGGCCGCGGCTGACGGCAAGCTGGTCAAGCTGTTCACCAGCAAGCCGGGCGGCCTCACCGCCTACGTGTTCGATCCGACCGAGAAGTACGCCTACTATTATGCGCACCTCGACCGCTATGCCGACGGCCTGCAGGAAGGTGCGACGGTCAAGCGCGGCGATTTGATCGGTTACGTGGGCGTGACCGGCAATTCGGACCCGAATGCGCCGCATTTGCATTTTGCGGTGTTCGAGCTGACGCCGGAGAAGCAGTGGTGGAAGGGGACGCCGGTGAATCCGTATCCCTTGCTGTCGAACTGATTTTTCCCTTCCAAATTGCTGTCGTAGGCTGTTAATACGGCAGCAAGACTGTCACTCCAATGTTGATCTTTTGTCAACACGAACGCATTCTCCTAGGTCTCAGCAATACTGTTTTTGCACGCGTTTTGTACAAATTTTTTGCACGTTTTTTGCACGCGTTTGTACAGGGATTCTGCAAGCTCTTTGCACGCGGACAGTGTTGCGTTTCCTAGTGGAGAACGCAGGTGGCATTAATCAATCGAAACGGAATCTGGTACTGGCGCAAGATGGTTGACGGCGTAATGTTCAACCGATCGACTAAGACTGCTGACAAGAAGCTTGCCGAGACACTGGCCAAGAAGTGGGAACACGAAGCTGTGCAGACAGTCGTCTACGAAGGCGAACGCCCTGTCACATTGTATGAAGCAATCGACAGCTTTCTGGAAGTACGCAAACACAAGGCCAGCTTTGTATCAGCGCGTCAACACCTTCAGCACTGGAAAGACGCGCTGCCTAACGTGAAAATGCAAGCGCTGACGAAAGCCGAACTGGAAGCAGTCGTTAATACCCGCTTGGCCGAAGGCGCATCACAGAACACTATCTCTGTGTTCGTCACGTACTGGAACGCACTAGTCAACCACTGCATCGAACGCAAGATGCAAGCCGGCCCCAAACTCAACCGCATCAAACCAAAGCGTACCCGTTTCCGTGTCATCAGCGAAAAGGAAGAAGCCTTGATGCTTGCGGCAACCAGCCCAAACGCCAAGTATCCCGGCAAAACACCTGAAAGCGATGCGCAGCGGCAGGACAATCAAGATGTGCTCATCTGCTTGCTGCACCTGGGCGCACGTATCAACGAGGCACACAACCTGCGCTGGTCAGACGTTGACTTTGCAAACAACACGATCTTGGTTCGCCGCCTCAAGAACTGCAACGACACGCTGCTGATGATGACCAAGGCGCTACGCGCTGTTCTAGAGCGCCGGTTTGCAACGAAGATCGACAACTGGGTCTTCTCGGCCAAACACAACAAGCCTAAAAATAGCGGTCGCTGGGTGATTGAGACAGCAAAGCGCGCAGGCCTTAACTTCGATGCTGGCAAGGTCACAAGTCATACCTACCGTCACTCGGCCGCTACGCGCCTCCTTCGCGCTGGTATGGACATCCGCAAAGTACAGCAGTTCCTGGGCCACAAGAACATCAACAGCACGCTCGTGTATTTGCACGCGATGCCGAGCGAGGTTGCAGAGCACGCTATTGCCGTGTTCGACGGAACATAAATAGACATGCGCGGTAAGTCATGAGGCCGCGCTGTTCGCATGTGTATGTCCTCCTAAAACGCAAAGGCCCCTGGTTCGCTAGGGGCCTTTTGCGTTGCCGTGCTCAGCAAGTATCTGATTTTCCAACCAGCCAGTCAGGCCATTTGCTTTCGCTTGTGCCGTCCATGTTCACTGGCCGAATGAACTTCTGACCAAAATTCACTTGATGATCGTAGAACCCGTGAAAAACCAGTTCATCACCGATGATGTTGACAACCAAAAACCTAAACGAATTGACGAAGTCTGGGCGTAGCTTCTTAAACATTTCCGGCATCGCATCTTTGTTAATGGCATAGACATCTCTGGCTTGTCCATTAAGAGCAAGCAGTCGAATCGCTTCCTCGGCGCTCCTGAACAGAAATTTTCGTTTACCGGTTGTTCGAGGCTTCTCCACGGCTTTAGCCATTTCCGTTTCAAACTTCTCTACGGCCTTCACAACTGCACAGCATCCGCCCTTCGCATTTACCCAGTCTGCAAAGCTCGCCTCAATCCCTGCCAATCCATGGGACGGCTCCGGCATGGATTGGCTTACGTCTTTTTTGCTGCACGCGCCTCCCTCATCGCGTTCACTTCGGCAATCCTCTGTTCACGCCGACGTTGCATTTCCGCGATGTCATTCTCATCGGCCTTGCGGAAATGGGCGGGATCAGGCTTACCATTTTTGAGCTTCTTTGCCCAAGGGTGTTTCTTCTCAGTCAGACTACGCAGACTCTGCGTGTAACCCCACTGATAATCGTTATGGTCAGGATAAGCAAGATACTCGTAGACCGTCTGCGCGTCTGGATAGAGATTACGCCCTGCTCTAGACTTCTCGGCAGCAGGTTGCGGCTCGCTCTTAGTAGCAGGAGTGTGACCGGGATCACTTTGCTGGCTGCCCTGACGGTTTTCCATCTTGAAACCGCCTGCTTCGAGCATGGCCTCAACACTTGGAAAGCCTTCGCTCTTTGCGATTTCGGCCAGCTTCGGGCGTACTTGAATCGCCCTCTGCTGTCCATTCAGTTTGATCCCCTCTTTAATGCTTTCTGCCGCCCCCGGAAGCAGCGCTAATGCCTGCTTAAGCTTGGCTTCCCTTTCGAGGAGACTGCTTGCCCACCATGCCTCATGCAGCAGAGTGGTCACTGCGACGATAGGCCCATCCATTTCATCCCACATTTCGAATAACGTTTCAATCATTGGGTGTGGCCTCGGAGATTCATCTGAAGTCGTGGATACAGGCGGTTCAGCTTGTTCGGCAGGCGTGCCGGATGAATCAGCAGATTGCGCGCTGACCTCATCACCTGCGGGCTGCGTTACGTTTTGATCGGTGGTTTGTGCTCCGGTATTCATGTGTTGTCCTAGTTCGGTTTCTTTAAATGGTCTGGCGTTTCGCGATCGCTTGACAGCCATTCTGCCGAAGAAAACACTGAACAGGAAGGGGCGCAAAACGTCCTAAAAAGTTGATTGCGCAATAAACTATGCTACTTTTTGCAAAAAAAATGGCAAATTCTCCCAGTTCCCATGCGCATCACGCAATCATCAGCCCTCAATCACTTAAAAATAACAACTAACCTCGAAATGACGGCAAACCCTTTTAAATCAACCACTTACAACGCAAAATGGCTGTCATCAGTTTGCATTACTTGTCCTCCTTGCTTGGAGGCGTACGTTTCAACTTCTTCTCTACTGCGCTCAATCCAGATGTGAGTGCCGGAAAGTAGCTGTCGCGAATCAAGCCAGCCTCACGCAGTTCCTGGATAAGCTTTCGGGCCTCAATCGCTTTCGCCACTGCTTTGTTAATTTCGTCTTGGGTCATTGCCTTCTCTCCTTTGTAATGTGCAATTTGCAGATTTATTTATTAAATAAAAAAGGGAGCAATGCTCCCTTTTGTTTAGTTGTTCTTCACGAAGTTTAAAAATCTTATTACGTCGCCCTCCTGCTCAAACCTCACTAGCCAACCTTTATCGTGCGGCTCGATGAGCTGCCCTCCTCTCGCCATTCCCCAGAATCCAGCACTGCGGTGCTCGTCTGCTTTGCGGACCAACACATAGAATCGATAGTCAGGCATCACTTTGCGCCTCCAATCTGGGTTGCAGCAAACGTCAGCATGAACAGTACAGCGTCAGCTTGGTTTGCGAATGCGCGTGGATACACTGGCGCAACCTGCCATACGTCGTGATGTGCGAGTGTGTAGTCAGAACAGTTATCGGCGCACCATTCGCAGTGCTCGATGTATTCGTCAGTTGGGCATGCAACAAAGTACTGATAGCCTTTTTCGCGCAGTTGAGGCGCGATGATGCGCATGTATGAAGCGAAGCGTTCCGGAATGCTAAGCTGGATTTGCTGGATGATTACTTGGTTGCCGGTGATAGTGTGTTTCGTCATTTGGGTCTCCTCCGTTGTTGACAGATTTATTTATTTAAATAATCACGGAGTTAACAGACGCTTAAATGAACCGTCCTGGCAAAAGAAAAGGCTCACCGAAGTGAGCCAGTTCGTAGAGGAGTATTTTGCGAATAATCACACTCATGAGTTAAGTGCGCAAGTATTTATGATTCAATGTCTGGCCGAAACATCACCCGATCACTACTGAGGAATGGCCGGACTACATCAACCCGCATTTGATCATGCGGACCCTTTAACCATTTGCGAAGCAAAGTCTTATCGATTGGCATGTTCAACTCAAACGGGTCTATGCTATCCGACCGATGAAACATAAAGTTTCTGGTCATGTACAGCGGGCTTCTACCTATCAAATACAGAATCAATACGAGGTCGTTTGCATCCCAGGTTAGACGGTCAAGCACATCTGCAATTTCATCATCCGTGTTAGCAATCATAGGTTATTCAGACTTTGATTTACCTGTCAGCCATCGGGCGAAACGAGACTCGCTAAACTGACGACCTGTAAACTTCTCGTACAGCCCTACGGTGTACCAAACGATAGCGAATGCAGCAGCAATGCCCGGTAGAACTCTGAATACAGTTAATACCGTCACGCTTGCGGCTAGGGCGTCCACAACTCCCTTAATTGCTTGTGTTGCTTCACTACTCATTTTGTTACCCCGCTGATGTAATTGCATTTGATGTTTAGTGCCCTGGCACTTTTCATTTATTTATACGTGGCTCACTGCTCTCTTTGATCTTGACGCCAGCAGCACCAGCAGCCAGAAGGCCGCCATAACCAAGCGAAAAATTAGCCATGTCAAAGTGACCCGACTTATAAACGTCGAGGCCACTAAGGAACAAGAATGCGATTACACCAAGAATCCAGAGGACACGCGCAACATCAACCGTTTGATTATCTGCGCCAGTTATTAAATGTTTGAAAAAAATCATAGTTAGTTACCTGTAGCTAGACCATTCGCCGTAGGCGTTAATGCCGGAAATGGTGATTGACGCGCCGTTACCGTTTGTGACGACGCATTGCAGTGTGACGTTAAAGAATCCGTCAGAGAGTTTTGCGTATGAGCGCGAAACCGTGCAATACGAGCTATTTGCATTACCAAGCGTCACACTAATGTTGCTAGCTGTAATGCTCCACTGATAGGTCACATTAGAGCCGCCAATGACTGTTACGTATGGAGACACACTAATTGTGCCGCCTGAAGTTGATGAAATACCTGAGCCAGTAGCGTCATGACCAGTTGCCGTGAAACTGCTTTTTCCGTAAAGATCACTTAATGAGATCGAACCGGATGGCTTTCCGGCCAAAGCCCGCACATCGCTATCGTTCAGCGAAATAGCACTGGCTCGCCCTGGGTTCGCAATACGCAGCTCGCCCAGAACATCACTAAAGCTGATAGGACCGCTTGCTTGGAGTGTCATACGCCCCCCAGCTTCTTGGTCAATTTCTCGATCAGCTTCATGGCTTTGGTAAGGTCTTGCTTCAATTGCACGACTTCCTTAGCCAGCTCAACCGACGAAACCAGAGCAGCAGCCCCGTAGTTCACCGACAGCATGCCCTGCTTGTCCTTCATGACCGTTTGTGGCAGCAGACGACGCCAGGACTGTGCGCTGACACCAGCCTGAGTAAGCGTCACATCGGTACGGTCGTACACGCCAGACTTGACCTTGGCAAGTCGCTTAACGAAGTTCGGCTTGACATCACGCCAGTTGGTTTTCAGGCGTTCATCCGAGTACGCGCCGACGTTACCGGCAGCCGACAAATCGCCTTCCGAGTAGAAGCTCGTGCCGTTGTAAGTGCGTACTTGATGCCATTGCGTGGCGTAGATACCGGTGTCGTACGTTTCGTTGTAGAGACCACAGTTGCCCGATGAACGGAACCAACCATCTGAGCCATTAGTGTGTGCAGCACCATTCAAGACATTTGCAGAACCCGCCCCGTCTGCCCAGCGAGCGGAATCGACTCGTACGCCATACGTGTTAGAACCATTCCAGCCCATCAGGGTTGGATAGTTCAAGCCCCACGCAATTTGCGCATTGGTTTTGTCGATAGCCGCTCCAGTTGGCGACGTGCCATTACTGGCATCGAAAATCGTGTGGTTGTTACCGAAGTTCTTCCACATCAGCTGACCGACGACGTTACCGTCAGTGGCACCACTGTAGTTGGTGCGATCTGTTCGCAGACGCCATGCAGTGGACACGTCGAAGTTCAACGGGTTGTACACATTCATACTGGAGGCATCATTACCGCCCCAAAGCCATGTAGGCTGGTAGCTTTGACCTTGCCAGTTGAACGTGCTGACCTGCCCCGTACCCAAACGCAGACGGTAAGCAGCGCCATTCATGTACAGTTCGCCACGGTCATTACCAATTATCGCGTCAGCTAATGAATGAGTAATGTAGAACTGGCGAGGTTGGCTGGTAGCCGTGGTGTTAAAAGTCTCCAGCACCACACCGTTGTCTGGCACACGCGAAACATACGAACGCCACACAGTGGGATTAGACTCCGTCAGAACGCGAGTCCACGGATTCCAGTTTGCGCCATAGTTGTTGGCTGAACGAATGTATGCGTCCGAGCTGCTATACGGCATGGCGATCATGCCAGTCGTGTCCTTGTCAGGACTTCCCATCACTAGCAACTGGCCGTCGCCAATAGGTGAATTAACAGGATGACCGGCCATACCAAAGAAGCCCGGGGTGGCATAGTAAGCATTTAAATCCTCGCTGGCTCCGATCTGTTTCACTGTCAGATTGCGCAGGCCAAGGAAGTTCTTCACTGACAGCGCGTCCGAGGAACGGTAGTAGTTGTCACCGCGTTTCGTGATGACTGCTGAGACCGGGTTTGGATTGCCGCCTGGGTTGCCGTCATCTGACATCCAGATGTAGTTGCCGTTGATGTAGCCGTTCGTGGTTCGACGCACGATGCTGCTTGGGTCAGCGCTTTCGCTCGGGTTCAAATTGCCTTCATGCCAGAGCTTGTAAGCCGTGCCGCCCTTGTAGCGATAGAGCAACGAGCTTTGGGCGAAATCGGACCACAGACGGTGTTGTTCTGCGCCCGTTTCATCCAGCCACACAGCATCGCCTGCATCCGTAGTGCCTGCCTTCGCCTTAAAATTCAGGTTGCCACCTGCATCCAATAGCAATCCACCTTGGTTCACGTTCAGCGAATTGCCAAACCAGGCTGTACCATCCTGGCGGAAAGCAAAAGGCGCTGCCAGTGCAGTTGGCGTGCCGAAGTGCAAGCCGATAGTGTCTTGGCTACCAATACCAGAACTACCTTGGAAGTAGCTCAGACCGTAGCCATCAGCGTTACCGAAACGCCAGATCGGATTACGCGCGTTGCTCGCATAGGTAGTGCTCAAGAAGCCGCCTCCACCTGACGCGGCAACGGTGCTTGCCGAAGCCAAGGTGCGCGCCGAGAAATCGAGCGTTGTATCGCCGTTTGCGCCGCCTTGGCGCAACCATGTGCCCCAGGCCGCAGTGCCCGAGCGCACACGTACAAAGATCGTACCGGGCGGATAACTATTTTCCGATCCATAAGCTGTAACGGTCTGCTTCGACCATCCAGCCGCACCTTCCGCAGTGGCATCATGGCTTTCAACCAGCACATACCACCAGCCGGTGTCAGGGGCGCCGGTCATGGCCTTCCCGCGATAAAAACCAGCTTTGGTTGCGCCGTTCAGACTAGTGTTGCTGATGTCAACTGACGTGCCGCCGTTCAGCATGCCAACGTGGCCAGTCAAAGGCAGCTTAGTTGAGTCGGCAACCGTGACGTCGGCCGAGCCGTCGAAGGCCACGCCATTGATGCTGCGAGCGATTTGCAGCTTGGTCGCGCTACCGGCGTTACCACTGGCATTGCCGGTGACGTTGCCGGTTACATTGCCGGTAAGTGGACCATTGAACGATGCAGCCGTTACAGCACCGGTCACATTGAGCGTAGAGCCCAATGTTGCGGCACCTGACGTATTCAAGGTCGAAAGGCTCGTCGCGCCAGCTACGTTTAGCGTGCTTGCCAATGTAGCAGTGCCGGTCACTTTGGCTGGGCCGTTGACTTGCAGCTTATTCGTACCGTCATCGTCTGTACTGCCGATCACGATGCGACCCGCACTGTTTAGGCGCAGGCCTTCAACTCCAGACACCGACAAACCCAGTACGCCTGGAGTTGGGCGAAACATGCCCGTAGATGCTTCGCTGTTGAAGCCAATGCCAGGGATCGAACTTGTGCCGTCCGTGATCTTGAGTTGGCCTTGCATTGGGGCTTGGCCGTCACGCGGCAGCGTGTTGTTAAAGCTATTGCCGATGTCGGTAACCAGCGTGTTGTGCGTGGTCGATTGGATGACCGTACCGCTCGCGACTGGCTGACCTGCTGGGGGAACCCAAGTCCCCGAACCGTTGAATGACATAGTTGTTTGCCTCTTATTATTGTTATGGGCTTGATCAGCTATTTAGTCATCTGGACTATTGCCTACCGGACAATGAACAACGTACACTTACTAATCCGTCTTACTCCAAAAGTTATCTAGGACTCTCATCAATGGCGACACCAGGGGAACCCGTGAATTATTTCGCACTTGTGATGTCAAGTGCAGTTGTAAGCGCCCTCATGAATGTAGGTTGGAACTACTATGCTAAGCGGATGGAGCAAGCGAAGGAAGCCAGAAAGGAATCCCACAAAATTGACCATGTGTACCTGAAGGTAGTACTTCAACTTGAAGGATTCGCGAGGCGTTGCAACGAACAGCTTTATGACATCGAAGAAGCGATGGAGCGTTATGGTAGCCAGCATGACTCTTCTGCGTTTGAAAACCTGTCCTCGATTGAATTCAAATTTGATCCCGAGCCCGATTGGACTTTACTGCCTGTGCCGTTCGTAGCGAAAGTCCAGAGCCTAGTGAATCGTTTCAATCAAGCCGATTCATGGATCAAGGCTCAGTATCAGTATTGGGCCGACCTTGATGATGCCTACCAGTTTGAACAAGAGCGCCTTGCTTATTACGGAAACGAAGCATGCCGTCTCGCTGCCGAAATCCGCGCCCAGATCAAGGCTGGTGAAGGAGAGCTGAGCGACTTGATCAACCACTTTGCGTTCATAGTAGAGAAGCGGCGCAAGTGGTATTTGCAAACTGATCAAAAACATAATTTGCTGCCAGAACTGCGGGCACGATTCGAAAACGAATACCCAGCGTTAGCAGCCTCTCGCGGAACTGAACAAGGCGACCAAGCATGATGGACACAATACTTACCTTCGGACGCGACATACTTGGGGTTCTAGCCTGCGTGCTCCTCGTTCTCGCGTCGATAGCTGCTGCTGTGAACAAGACAGCCCGAGCCGTCATAGCAACCGTTCTTATCACGGCTCTTGTGGTAAAGGGTGTCTTCTTCTCCAGCCCAAAAGTCGAAGGCAATGCTGTCGCAGTGGAACCAGTTACTACCGCCCCAGCTTCTTCAGCAGCACAAGAGACGGCTACTGCGACGTTTGAAAACTTCGACCACAAGGGCGGCAAGTCAGTTACCGTTACGTGCAGCGGTCCAGTAGGTAATGTCCGCTGCGTTACAGTGAAGTGATCAGACCAATCAATTACCAAGCAAACCTGTGCTCCCTGCTACCCCTGCACCCAAAGCACGAGAGATAGCATTGGCAAGCGCTGGATCAATGGGCTTACCGCCTGCACCAGTCAGCAAACGAATCATGGTCGGGTTCTGGGAGCTAGCGAGCTTGCCCATCAGAGCGTTAGCAGCCTTCTTTCCCAAGTACAGCGGGACACCTGCATGCGGCTCCAACACGGCTGCTGCCATAAGGCTGTGATCTGCTGTATTCCCTAATGCCTTACCAATGACCGAGCCAAGTCCCTTCCCTGCTGCTGGCCCGTACAGGTCGGATGCCACGCCGGCCAAGTCTTGATAAGGCGCGTCACCCTTCAAGAATGCATTGCTGAACGAGCCGGTCTTTGCTGCTTGCAACATTTGACGCGGAGTGACAGTACCAGTGTCATTGCTGGCCTTGACCATCTTCTGTACTGCCAGAAGGTTGCGGTACTGATCGTTTCCAATCTGGTAGGCCGCACGCTGTTGCGGCGTCATGTTGCTGGTCAGCGAACCGTTGATCTTGTCGATGACGTCGGCGGCAAGCTGCTTTTCACCATGTGATGTGCCTTGGTTGTACAGCAATCCTTTCAGTTCGCTAGCGAGGCCTTGCAAGTCTGTGCCCGCTACAGGAGCGCCTGCGTCTACGGCAGCATTCAAGTTCTTGATCGCGGCATGAACCGTGCTGTTGTTTGCGATGCCGTCAGTTAGCGGATTAGTGCCGCGCTGCACGATAGCTTGCAGATCACCCTTTAACGATTGCGGCAGCATGACTTGAACGTTCGTCGCGTCGTCAAGCGCTTGTTTGATCGCCGGGCGAGCAGCATTCAACATGTTGGTATCGATCGGTCCTTCATAGCCTTTTAGGCCAAGCCCTTCGGCAACCTTAGCCGCTACCGCTTTGTCAGCAGCAGCTTGAGAAGAGACCACGTTGCCATTAGAAGGCATAGAGTCAGCAACACTGCGCCAAAACCCGTTGGGACCGTTGACACTTGCGACATCGGCTGGAAGCCCTGCATGCTGTGCTGCTGTAAGCCTCGCGGTCGCTGCGGCGTCACCGCCAAGCACCTTAGATGCAGCAGCGGACATGCCCTTGCCTACTGCGTAGCCTGCACCTCCACCAACTGCGCCAAGCGCGGCTTCACTGCCCACATTGCGCAAAAACTGACCATCACCAGTAGTAGGCGTCAACGCACCAGATGCAGCGCCTGCAACACCGTTTGCCAGTACTGCGGGAATCACCCCTTCTGGGGCTACGACACCAGCGGCAATGTACGGCAGCGCCTTGACGCCAAAGTTACCGATCTTGCCGCCCCAAGTTTTATCGAGTGCTTGGCGTGCAGGATCGGCTTCCTTCGCTGCTTGTTCGGCCTGTCGTTCCTTCAAAGCGGTATCGTCACCAGTAACACGGTCGCCCAATTGCCGCGCGCCATTTGCAAGGTCGCCAACGGCGTTACCTGCGCCCTGTGCCACGTTGGTGACGAAGCCCTGCTGTTTGACCTTCTCGCCTGGATCATTGGCTTTGAACTGTGCAAGCTGTGCGCCTCCAACCACATCGATGATGCGATCCACCGGCACGCCTTTCTTCAACGCGTCCATGACATCAGAACCGGCTAGTTTGGTCTTCAACAGGCCATTAACGATTTCGCCCGGATCGGTGCCGTTCGCGTAGTCCTCGGTGACTTGTTGCGCGAGCTGGTTCTTCAAGTCGTCCAACGTTGGAACCTTCGCTGTCTTGTTGACTGTCTGGATTGCGTTGTTGAGCTTGCTGCCGTAGCTCTTGTCCTCGGCATAGCCGCCGTTCACCAAGCCGCCAATAAATGCAGCCGGATTGCCAGCAGTGCCGCGCACGCCGCTGTAACGGTTGTGGTCCAACAGATCAGCGTAAGCTTGCGCCGCTGCTTCTGGGCTGTCGTATGCCGCGTAGTGATCGACGGTGCCTAGTTGGTTGTCTCGTGCAGCTACGCCTGCCTGCCCATTTACGGCTTTGATGTTGCCCAGATTGTTAGTACCTGGAATGACGCTTTTGCCCCAGCCAGTCTCTAAACCCCACTGCGCTAACACATGGGATGGGTCGGTGCCCAACTGTGCGGCAGCAAGCTTAGCTGCCGGAAGGTATGTATTGATAAAGTTGTTTACGTCAGCCATTGTTTAGAACCTGTAATTGCCCGCGGTGCGTGTTGGTGCAGCTCCTTGCTGAGATTGCTGATCCCCGTTATTGTCGGCTTGCGCGAATCTCGATGGATCACCACCAAGCGACTTGTAACGGTTCAGGCGTTCGTTCTGGATTGCGCTTTCAACTGACATCTTGTTGTTGAGCAGTCCGATCATAGGCGCCATCAAGCGAGCAACAGCCGCCGGATTGGTTTGCATGTTCGGCGTCGATTTCGCGAACACATCGAATTCGCTTTGATTCAGACGGCCTTGGCCTTGCAATGCATTTCGCGCAACCTCAAGTGTGTTTTGGCTGTACAACTGCTGTAATTCTTGGATGTCAGGATCACTCTTACCGTATCGGCTAATCAGCTGATCAATTGTTGCAATGCCTGGGTATTTGCTACCGACCCTTGCCGACAGCGCGACGATCTTCTGTGCATCGTCCATCGCCTTTTGCATCGAAATGATGTTGTTCTTCGACGATACGATGTCGTTAGCAATCTCGCCTTGGGCTTTGTTGAGGCCCACGATTTTGTCAGTACGATCACCTGCCGAAAGCTGCATGCCAGATACCTGCTCTGGCGTCATAGGCTGCTGACCCAATGCGGTCAGGTTTTCATTCAGTCGCTGCATTGCTGCCGCGTTTGATGGGTCGGTGTTCTTTACCAAGCTCATTGCGGCATCCATTACTTTAGTGCCCGCGTTGGTGCCTTTGAAGTTCATAACTTCGCTTGGATTGCGCTTGTTATAAACGCCGATAGTTGCGCCATCTGCGTTCTTGACCTCACCCCAATCCTTGCTGAACTGTGCTTGCGTCATGCTTTGTGCGAGCTGCTGACCCATCGGGCCAGTACGCGAGAGCTGCTGCAAATTCGCCATCTGATCTGCGAAGCTGGCCTTCGCGTTGGCTTGATCACGCGCTTGCTGCACGAGCGAACGCTCGTCGCGTTGTGGTTCGACGCCACCAGCCACACCCGTAAGCGCGGTGAGCACAGAATTAACCTGGTCAATCAGGGATGGATCGCCGGGGCCACGTGGCGCGGTTGGGTCGATACCAAGCGCACGCGCTCTGCCTTCAACTGTGGTCGCTTTCGACGCGTTGGCCAGCATGGCCGCTGGGTCGGTATCAGGCGCTGCAACCTGCGTAGCCAGGGCATTCGATGGGCCTTGTTCTGGCACTGGACGGATACCTGGGACAGCTGGTGTCGCTGCGACTTGTGGAAGCATCGGCTTCGCGGGCGGAGCGGCTTTAGCGACTGGCGCACTTGCTGCATCGCTGCCGAGTATTTTTGATGCAAACCCAATTTCATCCGGCGACAGCGCACCAGACGCACCAGTTGGCAGACTGGTCTTAGGGCCAAGTGTTCGGCTGACGTCAGCGCCGGTGCCGAACGACTGAGGACCGCCAACAACCGACTGTGCGCTCTGGCTTGTACCGAGTGGAGCACTCGGCGTCGCACTAGCTGGACTCGCGATAGCTTTCGCGGCTGCTTTGACGGCCTTGGTGTCCAACTTGGGCATCGGAAGTGCCGTGATGGCGTCCGTGCTTGCCAGATAGACCGGCTGGGTTTGCATTGCCGCGTCATCAGGCGTGTTGTTGAGGATCTCGCCGCCCTGCACAGAACGGCTCATGCGGTCGGTTTCGCGCTGCGCTTCTTGATCCGCTTCACGCTGCATCTGTTCTTGTGCAGCACGTTGAGCGGCCACCGAGTTGTTAGGATCAAGTGCCCAAGCCATCGCATTCTGGGAGTCCACGCCCAGTTGCTTTTGTGCGTTGTCGGCTGCATCGTTTGCAGGAACACTCAAGGCCGCTGACGCCAAACGCGCCAGAGTCGAACCCAATGTGTTACCACCAGCAAAGCCGATGAAGTCGCCATTTTTGATCAGCTGGCCTTGGTTTTGTTGGGCGCCGAAATCTTGCAGTGCCTGTGCTGCTGCTCGTTGACGCTTTACCTTTTGCGCCGCTGTGTCGTAGTCGAATTTCGATGGGTCCGATGGAGTCGAGTTACCCATCAGATCAACAAATTGTCCGTACCAGTTATTTGCCATTCAATGTCTCCTGTACATCGTAAAGTCGCTTGATAAACGGCTCAACGACGACTTTGATTTTCTTTAAACGCTCACTCACCTCAGACGCCACATCTGGATGGTGTTTCATCAGGTATTTATGGGAGCCATGCTCTAACCATGCAGTGCAGCGCATACAGTCCGGCGCTGACGTAAGCCCTTCCTTGTAGTACGGCGGCAAAGGCATTCCGTTATCGGTGATGAACTGCTCTACCTGTGCGGTAGTCCAGTGGGCAATCGGGAATAGCAGTTGGATGCCGTCGATTACGTCGCCGCTTTTGACATGGCTTTTGGTCGTGTCTTCGTCGCGCTGGCCGCGTATCAGCAACGTGATGCCGTCTGCCTGCATGCGCTCGTGCATGGGCTTCATGATCGAGTGGAAGCAGCAGTTGTGACGATCGATCAGCGGCACATAGCCATCGATGTCGGCTTTCGCAAACGGATACCCTGCCCCTGGCTGCATCACGTCACTAGGCCAGCCCATTTGCTCGTGTACTTGCTTAACTCGCCCTTCGATTTGTACGAAGTGCGGCACAGCGGACTTGACCGCATCAACAAGCCCTTGTGTCTCCGGGTAAGCATCCCCGCTGTTCGTGTAGTACACGGTGACGCGATCCCAATACGGGCGCATTGCAAGCAGAAGCGCAAGGCTATCGCGGCCGCCGCTAAACTGAACGGCGATCCTAGTGTGCGAAGCCATGACTTCATCGAAGCTTCGACCTTGCATCAGTAAGCCACCGCTGCCGCCATACCCAGCGAACCAATCATGCCCATAGTCGAACTACTGTTTGCCGCATTTTGTGCGGCCACGCCCGAGTTGTACTGACCCAAAGCGCTGGCCGCGCCGCTGTAGTCCGTACCCGGTGTGTAGCCTGCACTTGCAAAGCTAGGCATCTGTGGCATCGCGACCTGTTGACCAGTCAGCACAGCGTTCATGCTGTTAAGCGGCTGCAAGTAGTTCTGGTATGCGTTCTGGTACGCGGTCTGGTACTGGGCCATAGCTTGCTGATAGGCCTGTGATTGCGCCGCATTTGAACTCTCTTGGGCTGCCTGATTTGCGCCATACGTGCCTAACGCTTGGTTGTAGGCTTGACCCGCCGCGCTGTTGTAAGCGCTTTGGCCCTGCAATGCAGCAGCGTATTGAGCTAAACCGTTTTGTAACGATTGAGTCGATGCGTTGTTGTTCGCGTTGAACTTCGCCAGATCGTTTTGATACTGAGTATTGTTCGCCGAATTGACCGCGTTGTATCCAGCCAGATTGTTTTGGAATTGCTGGTTCGTCGCGGTGTTGTTGAAGTTAGCCGCTGACAGGTCTTGTCCGAACTGAGTACTACGAGCCGCATTCGTCGCGTTGTAGCCGCTCAGCGCATTTGCATAGCTTTGATTGCGTGCATCGTTCGTCAAGCCGAAGCCCGTAGCATCCTGCGTGAACGCTTGATTCTGGGCTGCGTTGTTCGCGTTGAAGCCTTGCAGGTCTTGACTGTACTGCTGACCCAGCGCAGCGTTATTCGCATTGAAGCCAGATAGCGAGTTCTGGAACGCTTGATTGCGTGCGTCGTTCGTCAAACCAAACCCAGTAGCGTCTTGGCCGAACTGCTGCTGTTGAGCGGCGTTGTTGGCGTTAAAGCCTTGCAGGTCTTGGCTGTACTGCTGCCCTGCTGCCGTGTTATTCAGCTGGGCATTGGACAGGCTCTGATTGAATTGCTGGCCGAGCGCCGTATTAGCAGCCGTGAAGTTGTTGAGCCCTTGACTGTACGCTTGGTTCTGCGCTGCGTTACCGGCTTGGTATCCTGCAAGCGCGGATGCGTAGTTCGTGTTCGCCAGTTGGTTGCCGGTTACTACCGCCTGATTTGCGAGCTGGTCCTTTTGCTGGCCCTGCACGCGAAGCTGGTTTTGCATCGCGTTGTTGTAGGCTTCCGTGCCGGGTGTCAGACCCTGCAGGCGAAGCTGTGAATCCAAGTTCTTATTATCTTGGTCCCACTGATCGGTAAGCAGACCAGTTGACGATTTGTACGCCGCCTGTGCTCCAGCATCCGCGGTTGACTGGTCGAACTGCGGCGCACCTAAGTTGACGTTACCTGCTTGCGCGGTATAGGCCGATGGGTCGGTGTTGACCTTGACGTCGCCGGCAGTGTTTTGGAGTGCTCCAGCCGAACTGGCGAAGTTCTGGTTGACCGGATTTGCTCCGCTGCTGAACGTGGTGTTGACGCCAGGAGTGCCGCTGTTGAAGTTGGTGTTGATGTTCGATGCGCTGCTTTGCAGTTGAGTGTAGACGCCTGGAGCGCTCGAACTAAACGTGTTATTGATGCTTGGCGTGCCGCTGTTGAACGTGGTGTTCAGGCCTGGCGTGTTCGTGCCGAAGGACGTGTTAAGGCTGGGGCCGCCGTTAAAACTGGTTGCTTGTTGTGCGCCGGAATTGAAGTTCTGGCTTAGACCGCCATACCCGGCCGTGTAAGCGCTCGGGTTGATGTTGCGTTGATCGACCGCACCGACGCCAGACGGATAGAAGCCAGCAAAGTTCGCATTTACCGCCGGCACGCCGCTCATGTACGAATCCATCGACGGCGCAGTAAAGCCGTTCTTCATGGTGTTCGCTACCTGCCCTTGCATGGTCTGCGCAAGTGACGACTGATTCTGTTGGATTGCCTGCTGCGAATCCAAAGCCGATTGCTCTGCTAGTGACAACGTGAGGTTGTTTGTCCATGAGGTAGTGCCGTCAGAATTCGGCGTCGATGTCCAAGTGGACGATCCCCACGGCGTGTATTGGTCTGGTCGGTTTGCGACCGTTTGAGCATTCAAGTTTTCCAAGTTACCTGCTGCGGTCGCTTGGGCTGCACCCGTGTAATCCGGTGCCGGTGGTGCTGATCCTTTAGACATCTGCGCGTCCTTAATCAATTAGTTGTTTATTGAGCGATAGCGCTCCTTTCGTTGGTTTAACGATTAATGTTATTTACTATTTGCGGGCGTTTACGAAGCTGCCAGCCTGCATTGTTTGTGTTTGCGGCTGCGCTGCCATTGACGACTGACCCATGCTTGCTGTTTGTGGACGTTTGCCCAGGCTTCCCAAAGCAATAACCATTGCTTGAATCTGTTTATCGTTTAATGCCGAATTGCCTTGATTTGCTGGCGTAGCTGGTGTAGCTGGTGTTACTGGTGGTGAAGTGCCTTGACCCATTTCGTTATTCCTTTTGTTTTGAAGGCTTCGCCCATTTACCAGCTTGCCATTGTTTGCGCGTTAAACCATAAATGAGCGCATCTTCGTTTTCTCCAAACGCATCCGCAAGTTTAGCCACGTATTCATGGCCCAAACTTTCATGCATCTGGATTGCTTCTTTGTTATCCACCGACACCGTAAAATTGAAACGCGTCTTGTTCGCATGACGAAACACAAAGTCATAAACCGTGAATGCGAATTCACGACTGAACCAACGCTTAGTGCCATCACTTGCGATGTTCCCTTCACAAGCAAACGGGCTCCAGCGATTGAATGCAACTACAGCCAGAATTTCAGCTGGCTTATCGTCATGTATCAGCACATGGGCGATAGTTCGGCATTCCTTCGCGTCAAACTCGCCAATGTCGCCGCCAATACGTTCCCGCATCCATTGCAAGAATGTAGGTGCGTACTGTTGATCTGTAACGATGATCCGCTTACTCATGCAAATGGACCTCCAGGCGCTACCAGCAAGTCAGTGGCAGTCCAAAGCGTGTCAGTAGCTGCACTGATTGATAAAGTAACTGCCACATAAGAGCCTGGATAACTGGCTACACCAGCCCAGCGATTAAAGGTTGTCAGATTGCCGACCCAAGTCGCATTTGGATCATCAAACTTGGCGCTGTCCCAAACTGCGCCTGTTACAGGGTTCACCGTCGCACTACCAACAATTGCGGTCAGATTAAAGTCGGTATTAACGCCGACAAGCACACTCGGGTTTGAGCTACCAGTCACGATGAACGGTTTTACTTGATTCACATGCTTGACCACACCAACGCCGAACGCTTCTTCCAGCGTATTGAATGCGGTCATAGCCGTGGCAACGATGTTGTTACCGTTCTGGCCGTTAATGTCGGCGTTATCTTGATAACCGATGAAAGCCAGTGCGACAAAATCAGTTCCGCCAAAATAAAACGCATCATTGTATAAACCAAAGCATTGAGCCGGCCAGCCAGTGAACTGAGTCCAACCTTTCGTAATCGTGTTGAAACAGAATTGGAAGTTGTTGCTTTGAACGCTTTGCGGGACATTCAACAGCATCAGGTTTGCGCCTGGATAGAACGCTGTCTCAAAGCCGGGAGTGTTCGATAAGGAAGCCGCCAGATTGCTGATCGTCGGCGTGATCTTGTATGTAAGTGCCGATGTGTTTTCAAATCGGTTTGAGTCCAGATGGCTCATCGGATACAGACCGTCTTGAGTCAATACCAGCAAATCGCCCTCGTACTGAGTAGTGCAGCGGCGCCCAACTGGCGAGCCCATTTTGTATTGCCCCATCAAGCCCCAGTTCGACGCATCAGCCGGATTGGTACCTTGATAAACGACCACATCGCCTTTGTTCGACATCGCTACCAGCATGGCCTTGATACCCGTTGATCCGCCACCGTCAGTCGTCCAAGTAGCAAGTTTGTGGAGTCGTCCGCCGTTTGGGAACAGGGGACCGAAGTCGAACGCATACAGCTTGCCGCCAGCTTGGGCGATGTCGCAGTAGTAGGCGGTTGTTGAGTTGGTGCCGACAAACCACAGGCGCTGCTGATGCAGAATCACATCAACGAAACGGTTGATGTCAACTTCGAGGCTGTTGTTGTCTAGGCGGGAAAACTCGCCAATAGCCGATGGTGTTGAGACTTGGCTCGCTTGGGTCCAGGTCGAACCGTTGAAGATGAGCGGCGCGTCGTATCCATTGACCGCAACTACCGTGTTACTTGATGCGGTGGTGGCTGATTGCACTGCGTATTGCCAGTAGCCGTAATCTGGATTGAGGCCGCTCACCAGTGGAGAATCGACCTCGCCCCCGTTGGTAACGTCGTAGAGGCCCCCATGCGATACGGCGAACAGTCGGCTCGATGTGCTGTTGCGTGCGTGGTAAGCAATCAAGCTGGTCACGGAGCCGGGTAGACCAGTTGCCCATTTTCGATAGCCTTGTCGCACTGCCAGGCCTTGATTGGTCGCGATGAAGTTTTGAATGCTCAGGCCGTACGCTGGGTCCATACTGGACAGCGGATCAAGTGTATTGAGACCCGCTGACGGCGCTGGTAGATGTACCGTTGCTGCTGCTCGTTGTTGTGGCTTAAATGAAGTCCTTGGCATTAGACACCCCCGAAGTCGGTATCAGGCAGATTTGCAGTCGATAGCAATGGCGTTCCCATGCTGCCACCGGCCAGACTCAAACGGCGTGCTGGCACGTCAGACGATTTAGCGAAATCGAGAGCGCGCATGTAATCGACAAGTGCGGACGTAGTGTCCATGTTGTTTGATGAAAGCCATTTCAGCTTCGAGCCGTAAATCACGCAGCGTGAATCCAACAAAATGATGTCGCTGTCTTGCTGGACTGTGGTTTGTGCCACACCGCCACTGCTCGTGCAAAAGCTATTGCTGACGTATTCATAAACAAACGTGTAAGGTGATGCACCTGGAGTTGGAAACAAATGCAACATGTTCCCAAACACGCGATAACGCTGGAATGGACTTGCATTCAGACCGCTAACGCGCAATGCTTCCCATTCAGTTGCATTCAAGGGGCCTTGCATCGGCCAGCGATTGTTCTGGTCAAAGAACGATGAACTGATAAAGCGCTCCGTATCAGTTGGCAAGGCATACTCTTCGACACCGTTTTGAGTGTTGAATGTGTACCGCTTTTGCAGTGCTTGCCAATCAAACTCATTCATTAGGTCTTCGCAAGTAGCGGTGATCAGAGCAAGGAGCTTGATAACGTTCGTATCGGTAGACGACACAACCGTCGTGGGCTTGGGAAATCCAAGTTCGGCATTAACAGCCTGGGCAATTTGTAAAATGGTTCTCTGCGCCATTATTGTGTCGTCTCCGTTATTTGTTATTCGCCAGCTTTAGTCTTCTTGACTTCTTTCGGCTCTTTTGCGGACATAGCTTGCTCAAGCATTGCAGCAAACCGGTCTTCCATTTCTTTCATTTCTGCTTTATGGCGTTCGGCTTGTTCATCCATCTGGGCACGCACGACAGCAGCCGCATTCTTGTCTTTAGCATCGTCCAGGTACTGCTGTGCTTTCTGCTTGTATGCGTAGAACCCGCGAAGTGCGCCATTAGTGCTATCGGACAGGTTTGCCAGTTGCTCGACGGTTCGAATTCCGTGATGCTTGAGTTCCATTACTTGCGACGGACCAACACCGGGCCACATGTCCAGCGGAACGCCCACAACAGATGCTTCTTGACCACGCTTAAATGCTTCGTACTCGCGCGGGAATCGCCATTGGTCAAAGTCGGTTACAGGACGATGTACTTTCGTGTAGTTATCACCTGGGATGGAAATTGTGATGAAATCCATGTCAACGTATTTCGGCACGCCACCAGCCAGATAGGTTTCTTTCTTCGAAAAAACTGGCTCGACAGTGAAATGCAGATTCACGCCTAAATCACCACCGTAGTCTTTGTGTGTAGCAAAACGGCCCGTAAGTGGATCGCGAATGCCGTTATGCTCTTCTTCAATGAAGCGGCTTCCTGTGCCCTGAGTTGCAATCGCAACGTTCAGATCGATACCATTATTTGTGTTTTTATTCATTTATGTCTCCTGCCGTGATCGGTGCGAGTTACGCTTGTTATTGCGGCTCACCAAACTGGCGGCATTACGCAATGGCACAATTACCAGTTGCAACCATTATTTATCCTCAAAAGAAAAAGGGCCTCCGAAGAAGCCCTCTCTTACACAACGTTAGTTCACACTACGAATTAGGAGTTGCTGTATACGCCTTGGAACTTCGCGCCGCTCATGGTCAAGTTACCGGCCCAAGCCAGAGTCTTGACAGTGCTGTCTTGGTTCACTGCCGACTTGTCTTCCAGTGCGATCATGTTACGGTCTTTGTGCGAACGCCACTTCATGTAATCAGTATTCAGGAAGTAAGCAGCGTTAGCGCCGATGCCAGACACAGCAGTGTCAAACACGACTGGGATACCTTGGAAGGTCAGCGTGGTGAAGCCAGCTGCGCCCAGAGTAGTGTCGGTGATGCGCTGCATGTTTTGCAAACCAGACTCATACAGTGAGAACACTTCCGGCGAGGCGAGGATGATCTTCGGTTTGTCGGTGCCACGGGTCAGTTTAGTCATGAACAGATTCCACTGAGCAATCAGTTCTGCGCCAGTAGTAGCAACACCTGCGCCGTCGACCGATGCCTGGTATTTCTGGTTGCGCCAGAAAGCATAGTTAGCGCGATCGATACCACCGTACACGCCAGCAGTGTTTGCCAGCGGGATTGCAGCCGCAAGACCGGTGATGTTCTTACCGCTGTTACCAGTACCGTCCAGGTAAAAATGACGGTTCAACAGGTTGCTCATGGTCGATTCAGCAACTTTGACGCGCGCTTCGACCAGATCGATCACAGCTTCCTTGCCGCTGTTGATCAAGGTCTCACGACCGGAGAACACGACAGGAACTGCGTACTGCGAGAACGTGTATTGAGCAGCCGAGATCACGTCAGACGGTGCGGTTGGCAGCACGTCATAGCCGCTGTACGAACCACCGTTGCCGTTTTCGGCAAAGGACAGGTTCTCGTTAATGAAAGTACCACCATCAAAGCTGGCGATGCCGCCCGACTTCTTCATTGCCAGAAGCGCGGCGTTGTGATTTGTTACGTTGTCAGCGATGTCTTTCGAGCGAAACTCGATGGTAGTCGCAGCGAGGTCACTAAGGTTTGGGAATGCCATTGTTTTTATCCTTATTATTTGGCTAGCGACCGTTTCTAATCGAGGTCTTTACTCTTTCCCGCTGGATGCCACCGCATCTGTTGTCTTGCTATTACCGGTGATAACTGGCTGCGCATCCAGCTCATCTGTCGTAGCAATCGAATCAGCTTGCGTCGCTGGTCCAGGCGAATTTGTATTGACACGCGAAGCGTACTCGACATGTGTTGTTAATCTAGGGTCAACAACTGGCATTTCGGCGCCTTGCGCCACGATCAGTGAAAAAAGCGAAACAGTCATTTGTACTAATTCTCCGTCGTGGTTGTGTGTTTGGTCTATTTAGGAAAGTTCGTTCACTTGCGGCGAACGAACTCTGTATTACTTACCGGCGTGTTTGTTGTAAGCCAACTCAACTGCTTCGCGCCGTGATTTTGGGCGGGGCATTGATTGGCCACCGCGGCCACCACTTGCAAGGGATGGCTTAACGCTCTGGATTGGCTTTGTGGTCTGTGCTACCTGATTTACCGGGGTTTGCGCCGCGCGACTGGCAAGGACTTGCGCCACTTCTGGGTGATGCTTTGCCGCAAAGTCGTAAGCATTGCGGAGCAGTTCGGGCATGGTGTTGCCGGTCACCCAGCTTCCGTCGATGGCCTTTTGCATCAGCGGGCGAAGCTCATTCAGGAACTCATTCTGTGGATCAGCCGAAAACGCAGCAATCTCACGGTTGACGTTATCCATGACTTGCTTCTCTTCACGAGCCTCAAGCTCTTGGCGAACCAGGTCTTGCACGTTCGGCGCTTGCTGGGCTTGCGATTGCGGCATAGGTTGACCAGCAGCCAGTTCGGCAAGAACTCGCACGTCTGGTTGAAAATGCATGATCATGCTATGGAGCAGCTGCGCCTTTTGTGCCGGCGAGCCAGTGCGAAGTTGATAATCCAAGTTCAGCAGTTCTTTCGTATGGGCGACTGCATTGGTGCCGTGCTGACGGAACATGGCTTCGTATGGAGCAGCAACCTCGTTGAATTGCTTAGCCAGTTTGCGTTCGTCGACAGTGTCATTCAGTCGGGTCTGGATGTCGCGTTCGCGGTCGATCCAGTATTTTTGGAACTCACGAGGGACCGCATTCCACTTCTCACGCAACATCGGCGTCATGCTTGCTGGTGCGCGGATAGGTTCGATTTCACGACCTGTGATTGGATCGACTTCCTTGGAGAGCTCAGCTTTAACTGGCTCCGGCGCTGGGGGCTCTTTTGCACCAGTTGTTTTCTCGTAAGCCTTACGCACTACATCGTGCAGTGACTTCGGCTCATCGGTTTCAACTTCTGGTGTATCTGGTGTTTCTTGTACTTCGGGTGCTACGTCGTATTGGTCAACGTTGTCCGTGACTTCCAGCTCTTTGCTGGTATCTTCAAAGTCAGACATGGCGTGTTCCTCATGTTCTGGCAGCACTATTACTGCCTATCGTTATTTATTTGTTCGGCATTCCTTTCTAGCGGTTTCGCTCATTTTTGCCATGATGATGAGTGATGACTTAACTTCTTGGTTTGAAGAAGGGCTGCCAATAAGGAGATAATAAGAGTTGATGTTTTGAGCATCACTTCGTTCAGCTCAAAACCAATCTTACCTTCCTACGGAAGTAGTTCTGGGTGAACCCAGAAACCAATAACTGATTGGTCGCTACGCTCCTTCCCAGAAGAAAAAGAAATAACCAAGGAAAGTTTGAGCGCGCTTGCTCGCTGTCGCATTACCTACTCAGCTTCTCGACCGCCTTAATAACTGCTTGACGGCGCTTTTTGTTATCCGCTGCGTCGGCATTTCGCTTTTGCAGACGCGCTTCGGCTGCGCCTTCGCTCGCTGGCAGTTTGTTGTGCTCTTTCAGGTATTTCTTGTAGTCCTGGCCGGATTCAATCCAAGTTCCCTTGCCTCCATGCTGACCATCTGGCATGTGAAAGCCTTTATGGCCAGTAAAGGCCATTGCGCTGATGGCCGGGGCAGTCAGCCCCTTGACCATCGGCGTTTCACAACATAGGGGAGTGTCGTTGCGGTTTGCGATACTGCGAATGTAGTCTTGCTCGTGCCCGCAAGTAAGGCAATGTGCTGTGTAGGTTGGCATCGTATTGATTAGGTTAGTTTCGCTTATTTATTTGATTTAAGCGCTCCCATCAATCTTGCCGTTGTCGAGCAAGTCAAGTGCCGCATTGTGTACTTGAGTAGCCTGTTGATGCGCAACTTGAGCTGCTAATTCACCCTGACGGATTTGGACTTCCATTGCACGCAAGCGATTCTCAAAGTCGGCTTTTTGCTGCGCCATAGCCATCTGTGCTTGTTTAACTTGAGCATCCATCTGGGCGACCATGCGTTTTGTTTCTTCTTGCATTTGAGCGATTTGCAGGTCAGCTTGCGTCTTTTGCATGGCAGCTTGGGCCTTGATCTGTTCAGGCGCTGGCTTTTGCTGCCCCTGGCCTTGGCCCTGCTGTTTAGCTTGCATAAGCTGGCGCAAACCTTGATCAACAACGCCCTCGATTGACTGCGCGCCTTTGAAGCCGCTGATGCCGAACTTGATCATTTCCAAGCCCAACGGGGCGATTTCTGGCGTCTGCTGTACAGCAGGCATGATCACACTCATCATTTTTGTAATTGCCTGAATAGCCTCGCTACGTTCGGCTTTCTCTGTGTTCCAGTTGGGCAGTTGCAAACTGTCCACACTAACGCTCAAGCGGAACAGGCTCATCAATTCGTCTTTGAGCAGTTGAATTGCTGGCCCGATGAACTGCTGGTCCGCTTGCTGCAATGGCATAGCTCGCTGCACAATCAGTTCTGGCTTGTAGAACTTGCAGATCACGTGGGCCTTCAAGCGAAGCAGGGCTTCCACGTACTCAGCTACTTGCTGTTGACGAGCCGCGAATCGTCCAAACGATTGCTGACCCTTCAAGGTCGTTGCGGTGGCGGTCTCGTACGGCATGGACTGGCCGCGCATGATGTCGCTGATACCTTCTACCTCCAGAATCTGGCCCTTGATGCGCTCCAACTGCGCCGATGCGATACTGAATGCGTTTGCGACAGGCTCAAGCGGTGCAAACTGGATCGAGCCCGTTAAACCGCCCTTCTCCGTCAACGCGTTCCAGTCCTTGACGCCTACGCCTTCGTTCTCGCCAACGGTCGTGTAGAGGTCTTTCAGCTCTGGATTGGATGCGTCATACGCGAAGCGCACGCCCAATGCCTTGCTCAGCTGATTGCAACGGTTGTTGAGCGCGTCCAGCTCCGCATACTTTCCCTTCACTAAGGAGTAATCGCTAATCGGAATCGTGTTCGATGTATCGAAGCGGCCGAGCGGTGGTAATGGGGTCGGGAAGAAGCCATCAAACTCCATGGTGTCTGGCTGCACGTCCAGCGGAACCGGAGACGACTCGTTGACCCAAAACACAAGGCGACGCTCCTTGTCCCAGATTTCGTATACGTCTGCAGTCTTCTCTGTCTGGTTCTGCGGAGCCAGCTTTGACTTGCCCGCGTCCTGTGTTTCTGGCTTGTCGCTGTACTGAATCTCTTTCATGAGTTCCGCCGGCAGGGTATGACCAAAGCGGTCTTGAATTGCTTCACGCGTCATGGGAATGCGGCGAGCAACCCAGCTGCACATAGTCCATACCTTGCATGGACTCCAAAAGAAGTCGTCCCATGCCACATAATCTGTATGTGCGGCTTGGTCAACAACTAAGGGCTCTTGCGGCATGACCTGGCCAGTTGGATCAACTGCATCTGGTTGTGCTTCGCGGCGTTCTTCAAGGCGCAGCCAGCTAACGCCCATGCCTGGCACAACGTGGTCAAACAAGACCTGTTTGAACGACGCATCGAAGTTGCACGAATCCATTTCGTATTCCAGATTGCGTTGCAACAGAATCCCCGCTACACGAGCAACGTCGTCTTGCGTATCATCGAAGCGGCGTTTGATGTCAGCTTTCGGTGTGCGAGCATAAAGCGCTGACAGCTTGATTTCGGTATTCGAAAAGTAGATGTTGTATAGCTTTGCGTCTTTGAACGCGTCGTCTCGATCATCACGATAACGCTTGATCGCTTTCACAGCAGTATCATTAAACGTCTTACGCTCTTTGCGGCTTGCCTCAAGGTCTTTAAGCCACTTCTCCTGCTCGCCCTCAGTTTGATACTGGCTCTGCACTGGCGATTGCTCAAATGCGTCTTCGTTTACAGGGCTTTCCAGTCCTTCCACTTCGTTATTGTATTGGTTATCCATTTATGCTCCATGCGCTTCTTGTGGCGCATTTATTCATTAGTCGAATGCTCGACTTACATCGCGTCTCTTAATCATCATCTGGCGGTCTCTTGAAGCAAATGCTTCGTTCAGAGTGATACCGCGATGATTATTTACTTGGCCGTGATTTGTTAGCCGCGCGATGTGGCGTTGACGCCCTCGCTCGACGGATCGACCAAGATCAGCTTCTTTTATAGAGAGAACCGCATAACGGAATGCGTCAGCACCGTGTGACCACTCGTTGTGATCGGCTTCGCTCCCATAACTGTTGGTTGAGCGGTTGTATTTGCGGCTGTAGTTCTTGAGTGTTTCGATACCGCGAGCACAGCTTTCTTTATCAATCGCGAATGGCCAAGTTCGCAGGAACTTACGCACAGCATCAATACCGTGCATTACTCGATTGCCTCGGTCTGGGTTCGGTGCTTTACGAGCTGGCAGACCCTTCTCGATAAACGTATCAAGCACTGACTTCTTGCTTGCAAACGTGCGGTGCAATGCATCATGTGGGAGCCATACCGTTTCATAGTCGTATGGCTTGAGGGCGAGCATGTCGCAGACTTCTTCAGCGTCGTAGCCGGATTGCTCCCAATAGTCTATAAATCGTATTTCGCCATTAACGACTTGCCAGAACCAAATTACAGCCGCATCGCTGTGACCCAAGTCCATCGCAATACTGACCTTCTCTTCTGGCTCATACTCAAGAGTGCGGAAGCGATTCTGCTGATTAGCGATTGCGATCTGCTTGCCGTAGAAAGCGCCCTTGAATGCAGCATCAAAAGAGCACTCAAGCTCTTGATCCACTTCCTCGGGTTCCATTTCTTCCTTCATGGCCTCGATTTCGAGTGGGTCTAGAATCCCGCTAGTACTGGCTTTCAAACACAGGGAGAAATACTTGTCTGGTGATTCTTGAGCTCGCAACCAGCGCCTATAAAAGTCGTTCTTGCCCTTGGGCGTACCCATGAAGACAACCCAGCCTTTACGGTCAGACAGCGCAGGACGCAGAACCAGGCTGTACGCATCTGGCTTCATGTCACCGTACTCGTCGAGCACAACGCCGTCGTAATACGTACCGCGCAAGTTGTCAGGGTTGTCAGCGCCGCCGAGCGTGATGCGGGCCATGTCGCCGGCGACGGTTGGAACCTCGACCCAAAGTTCGGTCTCGTTCTTCTTCACGCCGGGGATCGACTTGGTGAAGTCGATCAGGTACTGCCAAGCGACCAACTTGGCCTGTCCCTTGTAAGGGCAGAGGTAAGCAAAGCGCGGTCGGGGAAACAGCCTGCCGGTGGTGCGGTCTTTCTTCTGGAAATTAAGTGCGCGGGCGATCAGGTCTTGAATTACGCTGTACGTCTTGCCCGCTCGTCGGTGCGCAACGATTACGGTGTAGCGCTTAGTGCGCTGGTGCAGGGGAAGAAAGGCTGGCCGGGGCTGGTAGTCGAGTTGGATCGTTTGGACGCCGTTACTCATCGTCCGGGTCATCCATGTCTACAACGTCGCCCAGGTCGAGCGGCGACGACGGGACGTTATGGAATACCTGCACAACGGCCGGGCCTGTCTCGGCCTTCTGCGCCTCGGGTAGCATGCGCGCATAGAGCTTAATGAACTCGTTGTAGTTCTCGTGCGCGTACTTCGTTAAGCGCGGGATACCGCCTGTCAGATCGAACGCAACGTTGAGTGCGTCTTCAACAAACTTGCGATCCTTGCGCTTGAACACGTAGTCAGGTGGGATTACAGGCAAGTGCTGTTCAAAGATGTCGATCAAACCGCTTTGTCGAATGTCGGCATCTGGGCTTGCCAGCTTGTCTAGCGTTTCGGCGCTGACCTCCGCGACCTCCTTGGTCGTCTTGTTCTTGTCTTCCACTTAAATAACCTCGCTGGCTCATCATGAGCCGTCGGCTATTTATCAATCGGGAGACAATCAAGTGAAACGAGGACAACGTCGTAGTCTGAGAGCAGACAACATGAAGCGGCTTCGCAACCTGGGCTTGCCAACTGACCTGTTCAGTCATGGCTTTTGGAAGCGGGAAGCGGAGGCGAAGAAACGCGAGCTGTTGCTACTGGCGTCGTTTGACGCAATGTGGAAGGCTGGCGAATGGGATCACTTGTCTTTACCCTTCGCGCAGATCATCGAGCGATGGAAAGCCGAGATAGCAAGCCCTTTGCACTTCGCGAGCGTGGGCCCGAATCCGCGCTGGGTTCCTGTGATGGGTGATGCAGTCTGTGACTGGCGACGACACACGAGTGGTAGTTACCGCGCGAGTTGGAGAGAGTACCGCCGCAAACAGATCACGAAGCACCGCGAAGAACAAGGCATGCGCCCCTCGAAATGGCGAGTTTGATGTTGCCTTTTGACCATCAAAGTACGACAATAGAGTGAGGCAACATTCCATTACTGGGACCAAATGACTAAGCGCGAAGCCATTCACAAAGAGCTCGATGATCTTTATAAGGGAGGAGTAAAGCTTGCTACTGCGTTTCAAAAGGAGCAGGACAAACAGTTTCATTACGACTATCAAGGGTGGTACACCAAAGCCGTAAAAGCCGTTTCTTCCCTTGCGCCAGACCGGTATGCTGAATTTCGCGGCTATTACGAGATCGATCCAAAGCGAAAATCGCTTGGTTACGGCACTTACGTTATTCAAGACTACATGAAGGGTGTAGTTCCGGGAGGGTATGGATACGATGACTTTGATAGTCGTAAACAGGTACTTCAATGCTTTTTAAATCAATTAAGCATACTTCATGCATTAAACGGACGTGTAAATTCAGTATTAGCCAACATAGAAGGCGAGCTGTATTCGGAACTTCAAGACAATGAAGTGGCGGTTGCCAAACAACTGTTGAAGGTAAGTCCCCGTGCTGCTGGGGCTCTCATTGGAGTTGTTATCGAAGGCCATCTTCAAAAAGTAGCAGATGCGCACGAAATTAAAATTCCTAAAAAGAATCCGACGATTGCTGATCTCAATGACCCGCTTAAAGCTGCGGCGGTGACCGACACGGCTGGCTGGCGAAAAATCAGTTACCTGGCTGATCTGCGCAATCTCTGTTCGCACAAGAAGGATGTTGATCCCACGAAGGAACAAGTCGAAGAATTAATAGCTGGCGCCGAATGGCTCACGAAAAACATTTTCTAGTGCAGCAATGATTAGATCGGTATCAGTCCAGCAGGACCACTACCGTATCTAGCTTGGGGAAAAATTGGATCGTCTAACTTTTATCAGCAAGGTCATTGAATCATTAGCTTGGCCTAGCGTTGCTTTGATTTTAGGTCTCGCTTTTCGAAAGAGAATTCTGGACCTTTTACCAACCATGAAAAAGTTCAAGGCCGGTCCAGTCGAAGCAGAATTTGAACTTGCCACCAAACAGGCATTAGCTGAAGCGTCCGAAGCACGTACGAGTACGCAGACTCCTACCGCTACAGAGGCGCCCGTCGAAAAGCCAAGCCAGAAAATCGTTACCGAACTGCTAAACGCTCGTGCGAACCCATCTGGAGCGATTCTGCAAGGATGGGGAAGCATTGATGGTGAACTCTTCCGATTAGGTCTTCAACTCGGACTTTGCGACGACCCATTAGAAAACACAGGTAAAGTCTACAGCAAAATCGTCGAAAAACTGCCTCCAGAAATCGCTACAGTGGTACGTTCCCTAAGAGAACTTCGTAATCAGGTAGCTCATGTGAAAGTTATTCCGACAGCTGAGGCTGCACAAGATTATCTAGCCGCAGTCGAGAACGTTAGCGAAGCTATCCTTGCTTATCGTAGAGGGCTACCGAGCTATAAGTCCGATAGCAAAATTTAAATCAGTTTTTGTTTGACGCCACCTATACGGCAGCAGCCAAGCCAAGCAGACATGCGTTTTCGGGATCAGGAATCGGCCGGTTATTCACAGGCCGGTTCGATTTTGTGAATAACTCCAGAAACATCAGAAGAATCATGAGGTTACGTAACCTCATGTGTACAAAGCGTGACCTGTGCAATACGCTGAGTATTACAGACCTCTACAAAGCATCAGAAGAATCAAGCGCTTACGCGACAGTTGGGCATCGCGTGCAAAATCTGCACAAATGCCCTGCCCTCCTGCATTCCTCCCCACTGCCCAGCACAGCTAGTACACAGGGCATCAAACCCGCAACACGTCACAGCACGTCATAGATCGTCATACCAGCAGCGTTTGAGGCCAGTTCGACACAGGGTAGCTGAACCGTCGTCGTGACCTTTGGCGACTATTGCTTTTATGCAATTTCAACTTATTCACAGGGCAGTAGTATCATTTGGTAAGCTTTACCTAAGTTGACTCGAGAGCTCTGATTATGATTGGCCAATACAAGATAACCAACTTAATTGACGTTGGTCTTCCGTCAATTGACGTCGAAGGTCCTTGCTTCCACATGCATGACTTACATGAGATGGTCGGTCGCAGAGGGTACATGACAAGTTTCTTCTTCAAGGAAAACAGTAAAGCGTATGAAACTTACGGACCAGTAATTACTGGAACACTGTTCAATACTTTTCAGACCTTGCACTACCTGGAGGGCCTTGATAACCCAACAGAGCTGCCAAACCTTTCAATTTTACGCATTGATTCACCAGATCAGCTTTTAAGCACTGAACAAAAGAAAGCGCTGAAGTACAAAGGTGTCCTATTAGAGGATTTGCTGAGTATCTCGTATCTTCACTATTCGCGCCCAGTTGAAATCCATGAGTCGGGAGAAAAAAAGATTCCAAACGTCGTGTATGTAGAGGCTGATCTTTCCGATGTTGATGAGAGTAAGCTACTCATAGGTTACCTTGCCAGCAAAATCAATAGTGGTTATGAACTGATCCCATTTGAGAAGGAAGAGTTAGTTGGTACACTGCTTGGAGTCTATGGTCAGATCGATAGAAGACTTTTGGATCACTTTGGCTTTACTATTGAAGACCTGCAAACAAACGTCAACATAGGCTTTGCGAGAATTAAAGCCAAAGCACGACATCGTCGCTTAACCGAAGATGAGGAAAGGCAAAAGTCCGACTTGGCATTCATTAAGAAAGCTAGGGTCATTATGGCTGTCGCAGAAGAGCTAGAGAAATCCAATCTATCGAAAGCGCTATCGCCTCGCACGCAAGACGCCCTGAAATCTTTGATGGAGTCCGCATTAAAATTTGAACCTGGAATCTTGCTACATAAGAAGAAGCAGATTTACTGGGACCTCACTTCTTATCTGCACATTACAATGAGACACATCAAAGAGTTTCAACTAGGTGATTTTGCGGTAAAGACTCCATTGCCTTACAAACCAAAAGACCTCGGCAGTTTGATAGAGAAGGTCTTGATGAGCATTGACGACGAGATCGAATTACACTTCAAGACAGAAAATAAGCCATTTAATCGGAAAGGAGCAATGTCGGTCTTCTTTAATGGCGATTATTTCAACCTCAAGATTGATACAGACGGCAGGCTTGAGCAATTCCATTCATTAGGCAAAGACATTAGGTAACGAATTGTTTACGTAGGTAAGTGTTGTGCAATCACTAGATAGCGCTCAATTAAGCGGGCACGCTGTTTGTTAGCTGCTCCCCATTCCTCGATTGCCAGTTGATGTTGTTCCTTGATTGCCAGTTCCAGGTGTGCCGCATCTGGTCTTGGCACGTAGACGGTGATCTGGCCTACGTTCTGGGCCTTTGCTTCAAAGTCGATCGCTATGAGCTTGTCTCCGGTCGTGGTTAGGATCGCAAACGCCAGCTTCATAATGCGTGCTCGGTCTTGCGTTACATACGGCGCCGTTACTCGGATTGCAGCTACGGCTTGGTTGTTGATCACGCAGTCGAGTTTGTCGGTTGTGTCCATCAGATAGAACATGCGCGAGAACGCTTTGGTTACAAGCGCATGCCTGTTCAGGTTGTTAAGGTCTGGTGGTCTTGGTAAGTTCTTGCCGTGGCGTGCAGGCAGTCTTATTCTGGATTGCTGGGTGTTGGTCATCATCGCTCCTTGTAATGTATCTATGGTGCGATACCCTGCTACACGCTTCAAATTATTTCTCGTCGAGCTTAAATGAAAATAGCACCCGCGCAGGGTGCCATTTTTGCTTATGTGTTGTTAGTTAAGCTGGCGTTTCGTCTTTGGCTTTACGTGGGGTGCGCATCGTGTCGCGGAATGCTTGATTGAGTTCGCCATTTGCCGCAGCAGCTTTAGCAGCTTCCACAAATTTGGTTGCAGCTTCCACGTTGCCGACTTTGAAGTGTTGCGTGCCGTTGAGCTGCATTGCCGAATTGCCGTTGCGGAACGTAATCAAAAAGCCGTCAGCGATTTTTTTGAAAAACTTGCCCTGATCTGCTTCTTGCGTAATCAGCTTGATCGTCTCGTCGCAGTTAGTCGCGAATTTCGTGCGTGCGTAAATTACCGGGTCGCGTTTTACAGCAACTTGGGACAAATCGGTAATTGCAGTTGCGAACGTCCCCAGTTGTGCCAGAAAGCCAGTTACTTCGGTGTTTGCCGGGGTGTTTGCTGCGTTGGTGTTCTTTGCCATTTTATTCGCTCCATTTGGTTAGTTGCTGCAACGTTTTGCAGTACACCAATGGTGCAGCCATCAATCATGTTCATCAAGCAAAGAGTGACAAGCGCTGTCACTCTTTTTTGTTGGCGTCCGTTTTACTGATTTGCCGTCAGCCATTCCATGTAACCCACCTGATCCAAATAGCCAACCATAACAGCGGCGTTTTCGTCGCGCTGCGTTTTCCCTTCTGGTATGTGGCCGCGCATGTCATGCATGATAATGGTACGGAAGCGTTGATCGTTCTGACGCAATGACAGTATAGCTTCGTGCTTTCGGCCCGGCATTGACCAAGGCATCAAAACCGCTTGCTGCTGTGGGAACGTGACAGTGCCCCAAGGTGCTTTCTTCACGTAGCAGAAACCGGCAACCACTTGATCAATTGGCGCGTCGATAGTCTTTTGTCCGCGTGGCCGACATGCCTTGATCTCCTTTAAGCGGCCCTTTGCTCGCTCGTACACCCTGGCAAAGCGATTCAGGAATGTTGGGTTCTCTTTGCAGTTGCCGAGTGCGCGTTTGAATGCATAGCCTGAAAACAGGTTGAAGTAGACTTCGCGAGTGCTAAGCGATGTGTTCACATGCTCTGGCGCTGCGCATTCGTTGATGATGAACTTGAGCACCCATTCAGTTAGCCCGCTGCCTGGTTCGTTGTGGAACAGCTCAACGCGCATCCACGAGATGTGATCGAGGTTGGGGAGCGAGTAGTTGGACGCGTGGTCATCGACCAGTTGCTCACCTACTTTCTTCATGCGGTGCGGATCGCCTTGCCGTGTCTCCTGCTTGACTTCAGGCTTGACCTCAACGGCTGGCTCTGGGTTGCTGTCCAAGTACGTCAGTTGATCTTGGTGTGCGAAAAAGTCCTTAAATGGGTCGGCGCTGACGCTTGCGCCAAATGATGGGAATGTCATCGGGATACTCTCTATTATTATTTTTAGTTGAACGTTGTTCAGGCGTTCAGAGTTATTTATGGTAGCAGCTCGAAAACCGTGCTCAAAATAGAGTTTGACATCAGCCACATACGCAAAAGCCCAGTTCGCGAACTGGGCTTTCTTGTGAACAGTATGACTAAAAATAACACTAGGAGCGAGAACGAATGTTGCGGAAGCATTGCACTCCCTGTCTCTGCAAGTATTTAGGATAAGGCAGATTGCGTACCGCTGCAATTTGTATGTCTTGACTAGCCGAGACATCAACTCTTATTAAGGCAGTCGCACAAGCTCGCGGCGCGTTCATACACTCGGTGTCTTTCAACCAGCTCTTCTGGGAAGGAGCGTAGCGACCAACAGTTATTGGTTTCTGGGTTTATCCAGAACTACTTCCGAAGGAAGGTAAGATTGGTTTTGAGCGAACGAAGTGATGCTCAAAACATCAACTCTTATTATCTCCTTATTGGGAAACCCATCTAACACCTAGAAGTTGAGTCATCACTCATCATCATGGCAAAAATGAGTTTGAGACGAGCATGCAAACAGACTGGCATCTGGGGATTACGTGACGGGAAAGTCACTAGCCATGAGCATTACCAGTCAGCCGAAGTGACGAATTCATGCCGCCTGTACTCCTGCACAAGAAATCCAGATAAGTCGCTAGTCGCAAAAAAGCCCAGGCACGCCAACACCTGGGCTTAAATGTCTGTCTGTCTCGATTGTTTATGCGTCGAACAGATTACCGCATGGGTTTTCAAAGCCTTCACGTTGCAACGCGTCGTACACATCACACACCGCAAGCTCATTAATGTTGGCAACTTCAATCAGTGCTTCAGCCATCGTTGCGCCAGTTGCCGTCAGTTCCAGATACTCGATGTGCAGTGCTTTGTCGGTTGCCATTTGCTTACTCCATTTGGTTGATTGCGTTTCCGCCATACCTTATGGTGTAGCCATGTTGTCAAACCATCAAGCAAAGAGTGATGCCAGTTGTCATTCTTTTTGACGGTTTTTCACTCCTATTCAGCCTGAAATTTAATTAATTACTAAATACGGGTGAATGAAGCAAAGGAGCTTCATGTTTCTAGGAGTAGAACACCATGACGAAGCAATCGAACAAACCACTGACACCACGCGTACTTGATGTGGTGATTACCAAGATTACAGCGAAGGCCGTTTTTTACGAGTTGTTTGCAAATGGGCAGTCAGAGCAATGGCGCATCCCATCAACTAGCACATTCGACGTAAGCCAGTTGACATTGAATGCTCGTTACCAAGTCCAGACGAAAGTAGTTCGCGCACTCGTGTGGTCGTATAAGGCGCAAGATCGAATCTGGATTGACCAATTTGATTGGGTTTCAGTCCACCAAGTACAGCCGAAAGCCAAACTGAAAGCCAGATCGGCAAAGCAACGTCAGCTTGCAGAGTCGCTGGCTAACACCCCGTTGGTTGATGACGGTGAGCTGTTCAGCTGGAAAAACACCTAACAGCTCTTGAACGGGTGGTTGGTATGGAAGCTGTCAACCAATTATCTGCGCGATTGTTTGCGCCAAAATCGAACAGGCAGCAAAAAATGCTCCAATCGAATTCCACTTAGATTGAGCTGCAAACGTTGCTGACATGTCCCAGCCGTCTAGGCTGACAGACGCAAAGTTGGGCTTTTCTCCGCGTTTCGCAGCCTCCTTTGCACGGGCTTGCATCGCTTTCTCATGTGACACCTTGACAGCACTCCCTCGATACCAGCTTGCTGCCGAAAGCAGTCCGCAGGCGATGGAGCAAATAGACAAGGCGTTAGCTAGCTTGCTCGGCATCTACGTTCCTCAAATTATTTTGATTTTGTTTCAACTGCCTGTGAATGAAGCGGTGGCAGTTCGCGCACAAGCACTGCAAAGCGGCTAACCGGGTCTTATGCTCGGTGTCCATGTTGCTTACGTGGACATCGTTGTGATGTACTTCGATGCAGGCTTCGCCATCGACTGAACCGTAAACTTCCACAGGGTCAAGCTTGCAGCGCTCGCAGAATAATTTTCCATCGTGGTCTCGCTTGAATTGGCTGCGCTTTGCCTGTGCGAGCCCTTTGGCACGCTCGTGTACCAGGTGTGTTATCAGCTTCGGCTTCCCTTCTGCCCACTCCTGATCGCTTTCGGACAGCAGCGGAGTCGACTCGACCTGCTGCCCTTTCGGTACAACCTGATACCCTGCCTGGCGCAGGATGCGGAAACATGTCGATGTCTCGCCAGCAGTAAAGTGCTTTGGAAGCACCTCAAAGCCAAGCGCAAGCTTAGCCGCAAGGCCAAATACAGCCTTCGGCGGTAGTCGCTTATCGTCAGTCGCGATCAGATCGTAGTCGGTCGATGGTCCAAATGCATGGTCAGCATAACCGTCCAAGAGCAGTTGCACAGCTTCTAAGACATGGTCTGCGCCAATCTTACCGAACACCTCAGCCGGCAGGCGCTCTGCGCTGCGCGAGTCCTTACGTTGGTCCTGCGGTTCACTGAACCGCCAACGAACCTTTACCGGCGTTACGTCTTCAACCTCAGCAGCCTGCCCCAACCCCGCGTAGGTGAACGGCGCCCGTCTGTCGTTTCGCCAGAAAACGTGCACCTCAGCGCCCGGACTAGTCATCCGCTGAATTGTGGGTTGTCCAAGGTGGGTGTTGGTCTTGGCCCGCCAGATCAGATCTGGCCCGTCAAAGTAATTGTCGTAATCGTGACCGGTGGCGCCAGCAATCCCGACGTTGCAAAATAAGAAACTGACTCCGTTGTACTCAACATAGCCAGTATCCCAAATGCCACCTTTTGTGGTCGGGTCAAGGCCACACCTGGCTTTGACGTCAGCACGCGTGTAATGCTTGTTGACCTTAAACGTGTACTTGCTCATCTGGCGTATTCTCGTAACGGGCTTTCGATGTTACTCATCGGACATGATTAATGCAATCGAAGAACGCTGCTTCACAAACATTTGGGTCATACGACCCTATACACGTCCCTTAGAGAATCATGGACTGCACCACCCGTTGTTTCTAAACGCTTCCAGTAGCTTGTAGCGGCAGCTGTGCGATAGACGTTTCCATGCCCCGCCGGTGGACTCGACTCAACTTCCATCTGGAGCACTTGCTTTACAACCGGCAAAAGGGCCTCAGGAATGCCCATTGCAGTGTATTCAGGAACGCCATAATGGTTGGCCATGACCACGCGAACAGTACCTGGTTCGATTTCAGAGACGGCCAGCTCAAAAAACTCACCACTGGAGAGAGGCGGAGTAGTATGGACTCTGAAAGTCCATACTTCACTGAGAGGGTCGAGTTTGTAAGTGTAGGAAAACGTACGAGCAATGCCATCCCGGCCTTTGCATGTCAAAGTGTGCATTTTTCTCCTTTCGAATTTCATCTATTTTGCACAAAATTTGCACGCGCAGGCTCGATGACGGTTCCGCCCTACTGGCATCTGACTGTCTGGGGATTGTTGCCTTACGCCTATTACTATGCGCACCTGGACCGCTACGCCGATGGGCTGCAGGAAGGTGCGACGGTCAAACGTGGTGACCTGGTCGGCTACGTGGGTGTGACCGGCAATTCGGATCCGAATGCGCCGCATTTGCACTTC